AACAGGACAAGCAAGAAGCAAAGGATTTAAAGCACCTGTAAACGAACAGCAAGTATCAGTAGCACCAAAAGACATGCCTAATGAAGGTTTTGTAAATCCACCTAAAAAGAAATAAAATGGCAAAAGCATTATTCATACAAAGAAAAGATTTAGTAAGGTTCACAGCAGCTAATGGAAACATTGACACTGATAAACTGCTTCCATATATAGACATGGCCCAAGATATAGACATTCAAAGGTTATTAGGAACAAAACTTTATGACAAAATATCTGCTGACATAGCTGCAAATCCACAAACACTATCAGGAAATTACTTGACTTTAGTTTCAGAATACATCAAACCAACCTTAATTCATTATGCTATGATGTATGCTTTACCTTATTTAAGTGTTACAATTGGAAACGGTGGTGTGTACAGAAACAATCCTGAAAACGCAACAGCACTAACAGGAGAAGAAATTGATAAAATGGTAGAAAAAGAAAGGGATGCTGCTCAGTATTATTCCACAAGAATGATTGACTTTTTAAACTTTAATGCAAGTAGCATGTTTCCTGAATATTTTACAAATAGTAATGATGACATTAGCCCTGATTATTCAGATGATTTCGGCGGATGGGTTTTAACTTAAGATTATGGCGAATACAATAGGATGGGGTAAGGCAACGCAGAACAATGATAACGGTTTTGGTAAATATCAAAACACTATTGGTGCTGCTTCTATTTATGCTGAAAGCTACGCAGGAGAAACAGCATTAGTAGGAACAAGTGCTGCCTTTAGTTATTCAGCTAGTACATTTACACAAGTAGATGCAGACCCAACACCAACTATAACAGGAACTACTGGAGGAACTTTTAATGCTTCTGCTGGTTTAGTGTTTGTAGATACAGGAACTTTTAATAGTTCAACAGGTCAAATTGATTTATCTGCTTCTACTATCGATAGTCATATTATTACATATACTGTTGATGGAGTGCAAAGCGGTCAAACAGTAGGCATAGAAAGTTCACCTTACTCTAGTACTAGGTCATTTAGCTTTGATGGAATAAACGACTATTTTTCAGCTCCAATAAGCACTTTAAATTCTGCCACTGTTTCTAGCATATCTTTTTGGGGTAAAAAAGATTCGAGCGGAGTTGATTTAAATGTAGGTGGATATATTAGTAATAGCCAGGGTATATGGATTCAGTGGTTTTTAGACGGTAATATTTACTTTTCACCGAGAGGAACTGGCGGTAGCAGCTTTGGACTAGCCCACGCACAAACTTATGATAATAATTGGCATCATTATGTAGGTGTTTATGATGGAACAAGCGCATCAAATTGTAAATTATACCTAGATGGAAATTTAGTTGCAACTGGAACTGGAACTCCTCCATCAAGTCTACCAGCCACAACAGGTGATGTTTTTCAAATAGGTGCTCTAGGCACAGTTTCATATACTGCTGGAAATATAGATGAGGTTTCTATTTGGGATTCAGCTTTAAGCAGTGATGCAGTTACAGAGATTTACAACAGTGGCGCACCGAATGATTTAACA